TTCTTCCTCTACCCGCTCGGTTTCCTCCGCCGCCTTTCGCTCCATCAGGGCGTCATACTGGTCGGCATCGCCGTTGATGGTCAACAGCTTCTTTGTGATATACTCATCGTCGTAGTATTCAGCGCCCATGAGGATGGTCTGTGTTTCCTCAGCGCGGTTGATAATTCGGCTGCGGGTGTAACTGGGCTCGTCGTCAATGCCTGCCAATTTAAGCAACCCGAGAATAAACTCGGTCACGCTGGCCTCAAAGTCATCTACCTTGAGATCAAGAGGCGTGTAGCTGGCGGCAATGGCCGTGGCCGTTTGGTTGCCCGCTGATACCGCCGAGCTGTCAAACGCTTGGAAATCCTCGTACAGCTTACGCTTGAGCATATTGATAGTGGCGTCCGTGCCCTGAAAGGGAGCCTCAATGGTATGCGGCTCCGCTGTGGCCTTCTCGTCCTCCACGCTCCCGGCGTGGACGATGTGCATGGTGCGCACTTTGTCAAGGAATTTCTGATCGTCTAGATCATTCATGCCATCAGCGTTTTGCAGCACCCAATAAATCAAATTACCTTCGTCGACATTGTTGACCATGTTGGAGGTGCAAAGGTCCAAGGCGTCCAGAGTGTTCCGCTTGCCCACCAGTTCAGAGAGCGCGTTCTCGCCATTGCGCAGGGGCACAATGGGGAAGGATGGGTAATTCTGCCCTTCGTAAATTTCCGTGCCGTCTGCCCGGGATGTCCTCACCTTCTGGATGTAGGTTCGCTTCTCCTCCAGCACGGACATGTCCTCTCCCTTGCGCTGGATGTAGTCGGTGTAGCCGTCTACCTCGTAGAGCGTGGCCCGCAAGGGCTTGTCCTCCGCCACCTGCCAGAACCGCACACCAGCCATCAGCGCCCCGTTTTCTTCATCGTATAGCGGCGCGAACTCGGTCAGCTTGAACACGTCCACATGGTCCAGATTGAACAAGCCGAAGGAGATGCCAGAAACCAGTGCATACCGGGCAGCCTTGACCATCATCAGGTCAAACTTCTTTCCCAGTCGCTTCTTTGTCGCTTCCTCCCGGAACATAACGCCATTGCCCAGAAGGTAGGACACCTCCTGCCGCACATCGAAGCCGAAAAAGGAGGACGCGATCTTGTGGTTGGCAGTATACATATCCCGGTGTGCCCGCCCCTGCAAATCGTAAATGATCTTCTCATAGCGATTGATGGTGGGGTTTTCCCCTTTGAAGTATAGCTCCGCATCTAAAGCAAGCTGATACGCCTGGGAACTCTTGTGCTCATTGATAGCCTGTCGGATGAAGTCCATCCGTTGCTTCTCGTCCTCACCCACGGCCAGCAAATCCTGATAGGTTTTCAATCTCTCACCTCTCCCACATGGGAATGTATCGCTCCTGACCGGCTCGCCGCGCCTTGCCCCGTAGAATGGTCATCACAAAATACCGGATATCGTCCATTGCGTGATCGTTTTCCTTGATGGGCTTATCCTCCGGGCTTTTCTCATCCCAGCGGTACAGCCCGAACTCCCGGATACTGTCCTTGCAAGAGCGATGGATTTTGATCGTTCCATCCTGAATGTAGCGGCTAGTGGTGACAATGCCAGGAACCACATCATTGACCGCCTTATGCACACGGAACCGCCGGTGCCGCCTGATAACCTCAATGAAGGACGCCGCCGACGGGTCCACCACTACAGATCGGACAGGCAAATCCCCGGCCAGCTTCTCCAACTCAGTATAATATTCTTCGTCGGTTTTGCTGGACTGCTCTGCCCGCCCGGAGTAGTAATACTCCCGGATTCTGGTGGCGTTTTTACCATCCCAGCACCACAGGCCAACGGAGAAAGGGTTTAGCGTGCCATAGTCGCAGGATATGTAATATTCGCCGCTCTCTGGAACATCGTCCACAATGTTTTCATCGCTGAACATAGGATAGATCAGTCCCTCAGCCAGCGCCCACTGTCCCAAAATATAACGGTCATAAAAAACCGTGCCACGATACTCCCGTTTTAGGTTCTCCACAAAAGCCTCCGGGAGAAACGGATTATCGTCAATGGTATATGTCTGGCTAAAAATATCCGCTTTACTGTCCAGAAACACTTTCAGCCAGTGATTCGGCCCCTGCGGATTATAAGTGCCGTCAAAGCACGAATACGCCTTATCAAGACGGCTTTTCAGCAACTCAAAGACTTCCTGGCTCCAGTCCGCCACCTCGTCGCCGTAGCAGTATTTGATTGATGCGCCGCGGATTTTTGATACCTGCGTCACTTTTTCCGCTCCAAGACAGTAGCACTTTTCCCCAAATATCCACGCCGTATTGTCGCTGGAAATCGTGCCAACAAGATCGTCACCATAGATCGTTCGCATAGGCTCAAGTACATTCCGCTCAATGGTGGATTTAGTGACACCAAGAATAACCGTCAGACCGTCCTTGCCAACACGCTCCCGGATGCGGATTGGGATGATCCACCGGAAATCAAGGTAGGTTTTCCCCGAACGAGTAGCCCCTCCCTTGAAATTCCAGCGGTGATTCCCCTCCCGGACGAATTCAATTTGTTTCGGACTTAACAGCATCCCGGAACTCCTTCAACAGTCCATCCAGCTTGTTCAAACTATCGTTTCCGCTGGCTGTGTTCTTTGTGGCCTTGTCAACGATGATCCCGAAAGAAGTAGCAATTTGAGATAATCCCGCATCACTGATCTTTTCCGGGTCTGTCAGCGCCATCAGGTGGAGGTCGATGGCCTCCTGCATCTTTTCCTTGCGCGTCTCCATAAAGGCCAGCATATCAAGTGTGTTCTGCTTCTTTTTTTGTTGCGCCTTTTGGGCGAATCCTTCGCAACCTAGCACAACACGCTTAACAGTGTCTTTGGAAACCCCATTGATTTTTGCTGTGGCGTTATAGCTCTCGGTCTCCAGATAGTCAGCCACTATTTTCTTTTTCTGCTTATCCGTCAGCCGTGCAGCCATGTCACCACCTCAATCAAAAATTCCCCGTACCCGACCCTCCCATCATTTCAGCGAGACGGGCACGCCCTTGTATCAAAGCTCCATATTGGGGTAAACTTTTTCCCACACCTTCATATGGTAAATATTTACCTCACCGTAGTTAGCATCGAAAATCTTCCTCACGCCGTATCCCATCCGCTCACTTTCTCTTTTGAGTTTCCTCCAATCAAAGTCCTTATGAGACCGTCCATTCATGTGGGCAACTCTTTTGATGGAGTACCATTCTTTGCTCCGGTCCAGCTCTGCCTCCAGTGCCTTTCTTCTGTCCTGTTCTCCTTTGAGCACAGTACACAGCCGGATCATAATATCCGGATTCATAATTGCCGCTTCAAGGTTTTCAGGAGTTATGTAGGCCCCATGCTTGCGGATAGACGGAAGCACCTCATCAAAAATCCATTTTTCAAATCGTTCCGCCCCTGGCAGCTCTGACTTGGCTGCCAGACGGTAAATGTCACCCTCGGGGATGAACTTCATAGCCTGTTCACCACCGTTGGTAGGGAGTCGGCGAATCACCGACCCCTTGCAATGAGTAGTGATTGCATCAGCGGGGCGTTTGTATCCCAGCGCCTTTGCCACATCACTCCCGCAGAACATCACCTTGCCGCCCTCTTCTATGGTCCGGATTTCTCCAAACTCCGGGTTGTTGAAAATCATAAGCTCATTCATTTGAGGGTTCTCCTTTCGTATATGTTAGGAGAGGCGGCGGGAGATTACCCCGCCATGCGTAACCCCTCAATATTGATCTTTCCGCCCCCGTCTCCTGCAACTGCGAGGCGGCATATGTGCGCTTCCCGCTTAGATTGTCACACCCTGACAGCTACCTTTTCAGGACATCACAGTGAGGGTAGTTTTCAGCGGGATAGCGCCGGGGCAGGTCATAGCTGCCACCGCTTTTTTACCCGACACTATGACTGTCGGCTCTGCCGCATGGAGGGCGCGACCCTCCGGCCCTGATTGTGGGCTGCATCGAGCTGCGGCATATGTCCCCGCCAATACTAATACCCGCGTAGGGACGTAGGCGTCAACGCATTGGAGGGGTATATCGTTATCTGCTCCGCATGTCGGCTTCGATTGCGAAACTCTGGAGCAGGTTAACGTGAAGGGAGTCCCCCGGCAGGAAACGTACAAGAGAGGCTCTCCTTTCCGTTTAATATCTGCTTACTAGATACCCTGCCGGGGGATGGGTTGTCCTTTGGGCCGCGGTTGGTCGCAGCCCGAAAGGGGAGGAAAAAAGAAGGAGCACGGGGAAGTTACTCCCTCATGCTCCATTGTCGCATAGATTACATTTTGTTCTCACCCAAATGGGTGCATAAAACAAATTTATCTGCGATACGCTAAAAGGTTATTCTTTCTCTCCATCATCCCAGCATAATTCGTCCAAACTGATATGATAATAATTAGCTATTAGCTTCAATTCTGACAATCCCGGCTCCCGTTCTCCTCGCTCATACCGTCTCAAAGTGTTGGTTCCTAATCCCATCAGCTCAGATTGGACCCTCATGCTTCGGATTGGACGTTCTTTCTCCCTTAACCTCCTCAGCCTTTCCGGGAACTCACCCATCCATATCCTCCTTCTTAATCCACCACCGTCCCGCGCAGCGGTGGGCGGTAACGCAGGCGGTGGAAATCTGGCAGGGGCGAACACCAACATCCTCTGCTGCAGATTTGATCGACGGATACTCCTTCCGCTGGCCGTGACGATCAATAGAGATCACTTCGGTTTCGGTCATTGTCTACCTCCCTCATGCTGTCCGCCCTCCCCGTCTCGCCTGTTCCATTTTTCGGTGATGCTCCTGACCGCTTCGCCCATATCAAAGCAGCAATTCGCCATCGGGTTTGCATAAATGCGCGTTTCTAGTCCGCACTCTGTGCATACGATAGAAAACTCTGCAACAGAAACCATAGTATTCAGTTTACAGAGCATTACTTCTCCGCCGCAATGCGGGCAGTTCTTTAGCTTAAGCATGATTGCCCCCCTCCCCGTCGTGGATGCAATATCCGCTTGTGTACGGTTCTCCCAAAAAACCCTTTTCTATGTCATCTTCCCATACAACTGGTTCGTCATAAACTTTATGCTTTCCGTAGTAATCGGTTTCTCGTCTTACAACATCCCCATCAAAAATCTTCTTCCCGTTCTTGTCGGTCAGACCGGTGTACTGGCAGACCGTGGAGGGGTCGACCTCGTACTTGTTTAGGACATCTGGAATATAGTCCTCGCAACAGATAAATGCTGTGCCGTCCT